TGCCATTTGTATCTAATCGCTTGTTTATGGTTCCAACCGGTTGCGTATTGAATGGAAGGTTGCCTTTTTTAAACATTGTTGGCGAAATTTTCTCATAAACTTCTTTGGACATTTTATAACCTTTGTTTGCCGGAACATGGCCGCGTTGAAATTGTGTTGCTTTACCGCCAAGATATCCGACCGGGAATTGTGTTGATCGCAAATAAATTGGATCCTTTTTTATTCTCATTGCAAAGGCGCGGTTATAAACTTGGCTTTCTGTTAAACACAAATCATCCGCAATCTTTCTTGTTGGTTCAAATGGATAGCGCTGTTTAATTATTTTGTTTATATTCATTGATTGCTTTTAAATATTTAAGATATAAATCAAGGTTAAAATTCGTTGAAATTTCATAATCCCACCTTCGGCGTGTCCAAAATTGGAGTATTGCTGCAAAGGTTGGTTGTTGTTTATTAGTATTTTTCATAATAGTAATAATATTGAGATAATAATTGTTCTTGATATCCGTATTCATTCGGCGATTCCTCGACTAATTCAATAACCATATCGGCAAGTTCTTTGGAAAGCTCGCGATCCGGGAACAGTTGCTTTGTAATGCCTTTAAATTTTTGAGTTAAATAGATATGTTCAATTTCGCAAGTTACAACATCATCATCTTCTTCAAAATGATAATAAACTTTTGCTTCAAATTCAATTTCATCATCCATGCAAAGCCAAGTTATGGTTCCGCAATAATCTTCAATTTCGATTTCTTTGTTCATGATGCAAACTTTTCATTGTAGAATTTTTTTGCCAATTCAAGCGATGTTAAAATTTCCGGCTTGTTTAATTTGCCATCATAATAACCATTTTGATAAGCATAATAAATAGATTGTTTCTGGTAAGCTTGTAAGCTTGCGATTTGTACGGCATCCAGTTTGATTCCATTTTCTTCAAATAAATCAATACATAATTGTAGTGTTGTTTCTTGTTTCATTGTTTTTCGATTTTAATTATTAAATTATCATTCTTTTGAATTAGTATTTTTACATGATCTTCATCATATGCTTCAACAATCCTTGTTTGGATTACAAGCGGGGAACCTGGTCGCAACCAAGTTTTGAATGTTGCTTTATATTTAAACAACATATTCCGGAAAATAATTTTCTCTTTCGCAAAGTTCAATAATACTGTTTGTAATTTGTACGGCTTTATCAAGTTTGGCTTCGTAAGCAAAAACTTTCATTTCACCGGAATTAATCATTGCGCAAATTACTTGCGTTAAAATTTGTTCTTTGTTCATAACGTGTTTTTTAAAAAAGTTAGTATTGGAAATATATTTGTAATAAGAGCAGCAATCAAAATGGCCGCAATAAAGATTTTGGAAAAGTAGATTTCATCTTCTCCAATTGGTTTAAAATAGTTAAATAGTTTTTTCATGGTGTTTTTTATTTGTTGTTGTAAATATTACACATTTGAATAAATCTTTTTCTTGGCAATTTTCTAAATTGTTCAATTGTCAATCCGTTTGCTTGTGCTATTAATAGCATCTTTACATTTAATTCGGCGATTGTTTTCATAATGTTCGTGTTTGTTTTATTTTGTAAAGTTACATAAACTTTTCATATATGAAAATAATAATTAACATTTTTTGTTAATTTATAATCATTCTAAATAAGCGGGGGTACATTTTGCACCCATCCACAAGGGGACAATTTGTCCCCAGGTTGAAAGTAAAACATATAATTAAGGGCAAATTGCACCCCTAAACACATAACAAGGGCAATTTTTACTTAATAATGTAATAAAGTAAAGTAAAACAATTAATTTGCGACTGCAACCGCTAAATATTATAATAATTTGGGGAATCAATTAACTTGGCGGGAATAACGCCAGGTTAAAACCTTAAAATTTTTTAAGTTATTAAGGTTACGCCCTTAAAAAGTCAAGTTTTTTACGCGCTTTACTTTGAAATTACATGATAAGTTACTTTGAAATTACATGATAATCGGAATAAAACCGATAATGTAAACCATAACTATCAAAAGTATCGGTATTTGGAAACTTTATTTAGTGTTATTACTCATAAAAAGGGCGGTTGCTTCTAACTCCCGCCCCTTAAAACAACACTATGAACGCCAAATATAATTAAAATATATGAGTTAACCGCGCAATTTGGCCAAATTCTTTATGATGGATGAATCCTTCGACCGCTTTTGGAACTCCAGTATAACCATTTTTATGATGCCATGCATCTGTTCCGGAAGGGGATCGCAATGTTTCAAAGGTGCAACCAATCATATCGCGGGATTGTTTATGATGAACATGATGGCTGTAAATGTACCGGTGTTTTGTTTCACTCCAAAGGATTGGAAATTCGGTTGCCAATAACATTGGAAGATTTTCAACCTTTGCGCCATCGCCATGAGTTGTTCCGATTAAATTTTTTCCGTACTTAAATGCTTTTCGATGTAGCAAATCAACATTGAATTTGATATCTGATTTAGCAAAATGCGCTTCAATTAATTGCATCAAGAAAAATCCATGCGTTAAATCATGGTTTGAAGGATTGTAAACAACTTCAACTTCCGAAAAATTCATTAATTGTTCCAACAAATCAATGTAAAGATTTTTTGCCATTATGAAATTTTGATGCCATTGGCCATCCGTATCTTGTGGCGTTCCGGCATTTGTGGTTCGCTTATTATTATCGGTGTGCAAAATATCATTTCCCGCAACAAATAAAACTTTATCAATAGTAAATCCCTTGGCTTTGTTTAAAATGCCTTGCATCCCTTCTTTTGCACGTTTAACGGCAATCTGGCAATTGTAATCTTCGCCGGTTTCAAATGCCGTTGATAGTTTACCAATATGCAAATCCGCAATATCAATAATAAGTAAATGATCATCCGGGCTTGAATTAGTTTTTATGACCGTATATTTTGGCGCATATGCTTTCACTTCGGCAATGGCTTGATCTTTGATTTTTTGAATCTCATTTAACTCTTCGGCTTTAAAGTTTGGATTCTTAAAGAACAATGAAGCTTCTTTTGTTTTTAACCAACCATGTTTTACATCCTTATCATCAACCCCGGCTTCATCGGTTGCATTCTTGATGCCGCGATATTGCATGAGTATTTCGATCTCATCCTTTTTCAGGCGAAATCTGTTAAGATTATTTCCCATAAAAATTTAGATTAATGATTTTTTTGCGTATTTCCAAAGCCATGCCAGGAGCAATCCAATTGCAACCCCGACAAATAATAAATTCAAATTGCCTTTTGGCCGCTTGCTCTTTGCTTCCGATTTTGCTTTTTGCCCTTCGGCTTTTGCCTTGGCTTTCTCAACAACTCGATCTTTATAAATTGTCTTTAATTGAATTTTATATTTGTATTTGATTTCGGTTTTAACTTGCCATTTTGTTTTGGGAATATAAACGTTCTTGTAAAAAATAACCGAATCGGTTTTTCTTATAATTGTTTCGTAATAAATAGAATCATTAACAACGTAAGGAATTGAATCAATCTTTAATATTTGGATTGTATCGGATATTTCGGCGCATTTAAATCCCTTCTTTGTTGCTTGGTTAATATGATAATTTACGGAACAACTGCAAAGCATTGCTATTAAAATAAATATTATATATTTCATCCTTGTTGTGTATAAGATTTAACGTAATTTTTACTTGATTTAAGCTTGCTTGTCTTTGACTTTGCATGAACGCCAGGCCGTTTAACTTTCGGCTTGATTCTTTTGGTTGTATCTTGTTTAATTTTAGCCATTAATATCGCTTGATATTATCAAAGTATAAGTAAAATGATTGCCATGGATCTCTTTTGCCCGGTTAATCAAAACCATAAAATCATTAAAGTCTTTTGTTCGCTTAAATACTTGGCAACCTTCGCTCCAATTCTCAACAAAGTTTGAAACTGTTCCGGCTTTGTGGATGTTTATTCCAAACATTCCAGTATCTCGAATTATTTCATCAAAATCCATATCGCGGTTTTTATCTCTCCAAACAGTTACATCCCCCAACCTTTGACAAAGCGCTTGATATTTCCCTTGATGCATTGAAACAGCATAAGCCCCGCGGTATTGATCCGGAACCAATCTGGCAACGCCGCCGGAATTATGAAATTGCATAACTCCTTTTTTTCCCGGTTCCGTAGTTGCATCCCATTCATGAAAAAACCATTCGCCGTTAATCTTATAAGACAAAGTTATTTTATCATCAAACAGATTAGTAACTTTTTGCCCTGGTGTTGCATTGCGAACTCCAACAATATTTACATCATAATCTTTTGCACCATTAAACCAAACATAACCTTGCGATTTTACGGCCTTTTCAATTTGTTCTTTTGAATACATCTTATTTTTTTATTTTATCAACATCATCTTTTAATTCCGCGCCCCTTTTTAATAGATTCTTTAAGCTATCCCAAATGTTCAAACCGTAGATTACTTTATAATTCTCCGAAATAGAAATTAACTCGATGCTGCAAAGCGTTAATGCTGTTATTTTAGTAACCATTAAAGGAACGGAAAAGAATTTTAAAACAATTGCATCCAGTATCCAAAAATCAATTAAGTACAACATGATTACGGCCACTTCGTAAAGAGCCAATTTACTAATAATAGCGGAAAGCTTCCGGGATGTAATTGGTTGCTTTAATTTTTTAGCTTTCCAAACTCCAGTAATTGTATCGATAAGGATTAAAAACCCAACAAGAAAAATAATGCCGGATATTGGCATAAAAAACGCGGTTATAATGCTAATCAAGGTTAATAAATTTGTTTGGATGCTTAATAATAATATTGCTAATTGTGCTTTCATTCTTCAATCAATTGTTCAATTAATATAAAATTTAAATATGCGTTGAACGTTAATCCAACCATTTTTAAATATAATGCATCTTCAAAAAATAAAACGCCGGTTGTAAAATAACCAAAAACAAAAAATAAAACGCTCCAAATTTTTAGATGAATCATATATAATATGTTTAATTGTTCTTAAAATCATAATTATCAAACGGAATGTTGCACCAATTCTCGGTGTCATATATGTTTACGGCCAATTCCATTGTCCATCCGGCCGTCATATCTTGGCTGCGGTTAATAAATGGAGTTGTTCCGATTGTTCCTTCAATATCAAGAAACTCATCAAAGCGCCATTGCTTGAATGTTGTATGAATATCCTTACAAATGGAAATGCAATCCGAATGAATTTCATTTATTTGATCATAATCGGATTGGTTGTATTTATCGCATATTGTAATTATGGCATTTATACCAACATTGAAATCGCCAATTTGCGAAGGTTGTAAAGAAACAACCATCATTGGATAAGTTACGGCATCCCGGGAAACAGCATCTAAAAATTCTCCAAAGAAAAAAGAGTTAATTTGCCGGTGTTCGGTTGCGATCAACTCGAACTCCTTCCGTAGTTGGTTTAATGTTTTTTCCATAATTATTTAAGTATTTTTTAAGCTGTTCAATTTGTTTCTTTGATGCTTTAAACTTCATATAATAAAATTTATTGGAGTATATCCGGAACGATCCGCAAGCATATCTTCGGAACAAGCTCCAGGGGATGAAGATGAAAGATTATATTCAGGATAAAGAGTTTGATTATCCGCTCTTAAATGAACGATTAATCTTTCTTTGTAGAAATATGCATCTTTTCGCAATTGATCTCTTAAAGCGCTTGTTTCGGCATCTGTATTCGGTGTTTGATTCTCATCTTGAATCCTTCCAACGGATTTATTGGTTAATTTCTCATTCAATAAAAGCGCGCATCTGTAATCAACAAATGCAACCAAGCAAGGCGTTACAAAATCATTCATTAAATCCAAGTACGGTTGAGTCCAGGTGTTTGTATTTACGCGTAATAATAGCGCTTTAAACAATGGCGTTGTTAATGCCGGTTGTAATTGTATATCCTGGCTTCTTTTAATAGCAACGGCGAGTAATTTAGTATCCGTATTCATATGAATAAGGCCAAGTTTCTTTAAATTGTCAACCGATAATAAATAGTCCATAATTTTATTTTTGTTAAGTTGTTAAATTTTCTTCAATTATTGGTTCAAAAACAATATTATTTTTTTGTTCTGGTAATGGTATTAAATGTTCATTTGTTAAAAGTATTACATCCGGAATACCTTCCGGAAATGCATCACATCCAAAGCGAAAAGGATTTGTATGTTTGCATCTATTGCATATTAAATCAATTGTTTCTGTCATTTTTTTTATTTTTTGAAATATTTATCAATTAAATTTCCGACTAATATAGAATATTTTGACGGATTTGAGTTTAATTTATATTCCGTCCAACATTCGGCGTGAAATTCATTAATATTTTTGTTCGCATAACTACCAAGATAAATCTTGTTTAATTCATTAATTTTATTATCATTAGTTAATTCTCGAATTTCTTTTCGATATTCATTTTGAATTATGTTTAATTTATTAAAATAATCTTTAACATTTGGTGTTCTTGAACGTTCCAAAGCCATAACATGTCCCATTTCATGAACGGCGGTTGCAAGTTCAAGATTTTTTTCATCAACTGCGGATTTGCCAGAAGCTATAATTCTACCGTTTAATTCTTTAACTCGAATTGCTGGATTTCTTTGATTAAATGAATCGGTTGAATTGCCAAGATTTATTTCAATAA